ATGCAACGGTCGTGCTAGGGGACGGACCCACAAAAGACACCATGACCGCGCTATTCTTGGGCTTGACAGCCGTCTGGCTGATCACAGGACCATTGCGATGGAGGGATTGATGGCACGAACCGAGGACCACATTGACGACATCAAGGAGCAGGGCTGGACACGCGTGGACACCGCACCCGAGGAGTGGGTTGCCCTTGTTCCGAATGAAGACCACAGCGCATTCGGCGGCACGCTTTGGAAGCGTGGCGAGAATGGCATTGACTACAGCGAAGGCTGCACCGCAGCGCACCCGATCAGCGCCGCACTGGGCTTTGAGGCGGCAGCTCGTGCCGTGGCGGTCATGATCAAGAAAGAGAACGCCGGGTGAAGTACCGCATCAAGTCGCAGCTCTACTCTGACGCAGAGGCGCAGAAGAAGGTTGGGGCGATCCTTGATGACTGCGGACCGTCCAGCGCGGCAGCGGCCGCATCCTATGTCCACGGCTACGCGCCTGACTTCAGCGCGGCTGACGGCGTAGCGGCGAAGGAGCGCGCCACTGGCTTCAAGGAGAAGCAGGGCGTCAGCGACAACGGCTCCTCGCTCCCTGAGCTTGCCAAGACCGTGCGAGAAATGGGCTGCAAGGCGCGCATGCCGGATGACTGGCAAGACGTTCTCGCTTCGGTCAAGGGCGGAGCTGCTGGACTCCTCTGGGTTCAGGGACCAATCGGCTACCCCAAGCAGGCGCTCTCCAAGTGGCATCGCAACTGGGTCAAGTATTGGGAGAAGAAAGATCCAAAGGTCATCGCCGCCGGATATGGCCACATGACCAGCTTCGCCTACGACACCGAGGCGCAGACCTTTGTCTTTGCCGACCCAACATTTGATGAGCGTGATCCGAAGGAGCAGTACGCGGTGCCAGTCACCGAGGCTGAACTGAAGGCAATCGCTTCGGGCAAGCCCGGCTCGCCCGCCAGCCATGTGGTCATTGTGACCAAGAAGGAGAACCAGTGAGTAAGTTCAAGGACGTTCTAGACAGCACGAAGATTGACGAAGCCGTGATTGACTTTGTCCGCACCTTCCTCAGCGTGAGCATCGCAGTCGCCCTAGGTCTCGGCATCCCGATCCTCTCCATCGATGGGGACGGCTACAAGGCTGTCGTCTCGGCTGGATTGGCTTCAGGCTTGCAGGTCGTCATGACCTACCTTGACCCGAGCAACGACCGCTACGGCTTGACGAAGAAGTAGCCCTCTCAGCTTTGCCGCTCTGATCAGGCGGCCTCTCCCCCGGTGGGTCCTCCCCCACCGGGGGATATTCTTTGTGCATAAAACATATTCATCAAAAAGGGGTTGACGGCTTCTGACCGTTATGCTCTATACTGCCCATAGCAGCGAGGAACCGACCAAGTTGGCGGGGCTGCTAGGGAGTAAAAGATGAACGGAACGGTAAAGCTGGTATTCAACGCGGAGACCAAGCACTACACGCTGCACAAGGCTGGTTGCCAGAAGTTGGCATCCGCTTCTTCTCAGGGGGTCTCATATCCAAGCACGCTCAAGGCGGGGCTTGCGGTTGGTGCGCCAATAATGCGAGTCTGCATTGCCTGCGACGACGCGGGAAAGGCGGTCCGCTGATGATTGACCGCTTCTTCAACAGCAAGTTCGCACTCGTCGGAGTCTTGGCAATGTACGCAGCCATTGGTTGGCTGATCGCATTGGAGGTGACCAAGTGAAGCTCAACCGTAGGACGCAGCCTGTTGTCTACAGGCGAGTCGCAATCAAGACGAACATTCTGGGTCAGGAGGCACGCCGCGCCCAACTCTTGCAGGACATTGGCATCCTGCTCTTCGCGCTCGGCTTCATCGTCTTCCTGTTTGGGATTCTTGGCTAATGCCTGTCTACGAATACCGCTGCGGTGAGTGTGGTGCGCGTGAGGAACACACGCACTCGATCAACAACACCTACACGCCGCGCTGTGAGAAGTGCAGCCGCAGGATGCAGTTGCTCTACACGCCAGCCGCAGCGGTGTTCATTGGAGAGGGCTGGGCGAAGAAAGACCGGCAGAAGAAGGAGGGCAAGTGAGGTTTGCATACGCCGATCCGCCGTACCACAAGCAAGGCAAGCGTCTGTACGGCAAGCACCATCCAGAGGCTTCGGTGTGGGACTCCAAAGATGAGCATCTGAAGTTGATTGGCAAGTTAGTCCTTGAGTATCCAGATGGTTGGGCGCTTTCGTGCAACCCCGCTGACCTGCGCTGGCTGTTGCCAGCAACTCCAGAAGGCACGCGAGTTTGCTCGTGGGTAAAAACCTTTCATCAGATCAGACCAACTACGGTGCAGTTTGCCTGGGAGCCGGTGCTTCTGTATGGGGGACGCAAGGACAATAAGCGCAGCTCAATGGTGCGTGACTGGTACATCGGCGTACCCACTCGGATGAAAGGATTGCCAGGGGCTAAGTCCGACGTGTTCAATGATTGGATTCTTGACCTCCTGAACTACCAGGATGGCGATCAGGTAGATGATTTATTCCCAGGCACTGGTGGTATGGCTAGAGCAGTGGACAGAATGAACCTTTGGAGGGCTAAGTGAGTAAGCGATTTGAGTTCGTGCGAGGCGCACCGCAGCGCAGCCCTGAGTGGTTTGCACTCAGGAAGCAGGGGATCACGGCGACCGACGTGTCGGTCATCGCCGGTCTGTCGCCCTACAAAAGCCCCTTCAGGCTGTGGGCGGAGAAGACAGGCCGCGTAGAGGATCAGCCAGTCGGCGAGGCTGCCCACCGGGGCATCCTGCTAGAAGACACGGTCGGGCGCTACTACGAAGGCGAGCGTGGCGTCAAGCTGCGTAAGTCCAACGGTGTGGTGAGACTGAAGAACGCTCCGTGGGCGATGGCATCGCTTGACCGCACCATCGTCGGGGAGCCAGACGGCATCGTAGAACTGAAAACCTCGGCGAGCCGGGCATGGGACATCCAGCCGATTCCAGGCTTCGTTCTCGCACAGGTTCACTGGCAGCTCCTGATTACAGGGGCGAAATGGTGTGACGTCGTGGTGCTGTTAGGCGGTCTGATCTTCAGGATCGAGCGCGTGATGTCCGACCAGGCGTATCAGTCCGAACTCTTTGCCAAGGCAGAGGCGTTCCGCGAACTGATTGCCAGCGACACGCCCCCGCCAATGACCGGGCAGGACTCGCCGACCTTTGAGGAGTTGACTCCGCAGAGGAACTCGGTGCTTGGCACGGCCTCACGCGAGCTGAACCGCATCGCCAAACGCTACGCAGACGCTCAGTACGAAATCAAGCTGCTAGACGAGGAGATCGCCACCTATGCCATTGCCATCAAGGAGGAAATCGCGGAGCGTGAGGGAATCATCGGCGACGGTTGGGTCGCAACATGGAAGCAGAACAAGCCAAGCCGAAAGACGGATTGGAAGTTGCTGGTAGCAGAGGAGGGGATCACGGAGGACACGGTCAACGCGTACACCCAAGAGAATCTTGGGGCGCGGGTATTCAGGCTGAAGTTGAAGGAGGATGGAGAATGAGCAGGGACCTTATCGAGCTGTTGAACGCACCGTTCGCACCGGAGGACTTGAAGACGCGCCCTGGGCGCGCCGGCATGCAGTTCACCTATGTGGACAGCCGCGCTGTGGCAGCCAGGCTTGACAGCGTGTTCGGCCCTCTGGGCTGGGAGTTTCAGATCAAGGTGGCGGACTCGGCACGTTGCGTCATCCTCGGCACCCTGACCGTGACGGTGGGTCCGTTGGCTGCCGTCAAGGAAGACGTCGGCTATCCCAATGGCCCAGATGATCAGGAGCCGCTGAAGAGCGCCACGTCAGACGCCCTCAAACGCTGCGCGGCGCAGCTCGGCGTGGCAAGGAGCCTCTACGGTGCAGGGGGCGGTCAATCGGCTGTCTCCGTGGCTCCTAGACCGAAGCCAGAGGCTTCTACGTTCACCCCAGACGCTGCCCTGAAGGCGGCAATGATCTTCTCGGGTGGCGAGTGTCCCGAACATCGCACGCCCTGGACGCTGAAGCCAGCGGGCGTGTCAAAGGCTGGCAAGGAGTACAGCGCCTTTTGGACGTGCAGCGGGAAGACGAACGGTGAGTTCTGCCGCCACAAGCCGAGCGTGGACTGGCTCTCCGCACAGGACGGCAAGGCAGTCCAAGAGCAGAGCCTTGAAGAGCTGCCGTTCTAGACAGCACCGGGGAGCGGTAGCGGGTTCTGCCGCTCCCCAACTAGGAGGAGGAGGAACAGATGAGCCTATGGGTCAAATGGGACGTCAACGCGCACAAGGACCCCAAGATTGCGGGGCTGACCGACATGCAGTTCAGAGCGTTTGTGACGATCATTGCTGAGGTCAAGACGCTACGTTCAGCCGGGGTGTTCAAGAGCCGCCTGCACGTCAAGCAGGTGATCGGCTCCCGCCTTGGGAGGGCTGTGGATAACCTTGTGGATATTGGGCTGCTGACAGAAAGTGGAGACGGTGTCGTGGCAGTGTCAAACTACTCTCGCTATCAAGTCGACCCAACGTCGGCCTCGCGTCAGCAAAAGTGGCGAGATCAAAACAGGGGGGGGATAACGGTACCAGAGCAGAGCAGAGCAGAACAG